AATTCTAAATCCTGACTAATAATCTCTTTCTTCATCTCTTGCCATAACCCAAAAGTTACTTCAGCATCTCGTTCTGCATAAGATCCAACATGCATAGCAGGTAGTTTGTACATCTCTGCTTTAGGATCAATACCCCATTCTTCTGCAGCTTCTGCTAGTGCAGCTTCATTTTTACCATAACCCAGGTAATGCCATGACAAACTATTAAGATCATATCTAAATCTATTTTCATCTGTAATTGCTGCAGCTATCATTGTACATACAATATCGCCATTTATTTTAAATCCTAGCGCACGTAGCCAACAGACATCGTACATTGCATTGTGAAAAACTTTTGTTGAGGGAGATTCTAATATATCTTTTAACCAGGATAAGACACGTTTCCTATCCATGTTACCACCACCTTCATGACCTATAGGAAAGTATCCTTTGTAATGTTTAGTTGCAACGGCAATACCTATTACATCACCATTACCAATAACAGAGCCAGATCCTTTTTTAATTAGATCAGGATCTTTTGTTTCTAAATCGATTGCTATTTCATCTACCTGTCTTAGGTCTGGAAACTCTGTGGGTTTTACCCACTCTGTCTGTGCTTCAAACTTAGGAATTTTCACCGTAATCCCTTTCAATAATCATTTCTATAAAGTGAATAGCTTTTTCCAAATCTTGCCTTTTTCCTTTCAGTCGGTGACGACAGATATATTTTATAGCACATCCCTCTGGAAAGAGCAACTCATTCTCAACCACAAATTTACTGGGTTGAATTTTAAATTTAGAGTAATGTGATCCTCCAATTTGTTTATCCCAAACTTTCGATGTCATAACCTTTATCCTCCCTTTTTGCTGTCATTATGTATAAATTTTGTTTAGTACGGGTAACACCCACATACCAAACCCTGTGTTCTTCGTCGTGTTTGTCGTCGCTTTTTTCTGTCGCTTCTCTAATTGTTTTTGTATTATCTAAAATTAATAAAACATTATCAGCCTGTCCACCTTTAGCCGAGTGAATTGTAGATAATTGTACTCGTGCATCTGTATGTAAATTTTCTTCCTGTCTTAACATTTCTCTAATGTATAAACATTCATCAGGATTTGATTTAAAAACATCGTACCATCTTTGAGTATTGCTAAATCCAAACTCTTGTAAATCATAAAGTTTTTCTTCTCTTATCGTGTGATAAGATTGGGTGTACTCAAAAATATCTTTTACTTCACTTAAGGATAACATATCTCCTTTACTTTGCCATCTAGTATAGTTTAGAATGCTTCTAAACAAGGTGGCTGTAAAACTTTTGCGTCCCTTAAATTGAAAATAAATTCCCATGTCTCTTAAAGAAGATTTTATTTTTTCTAATCTATCGTTTGTTCTAGCTAATACTAACCAATTATCTTCATACAATGGTGCATCATCAATAGTCGTAATATAATTAACCGTGCCGTCCTTGTCTCTTGGACTCCAATTTTTTTTAACTCTTCTATCGTTGGGAATTCTGTCTAATATTTTATTAGCTATGTCCTGTACAGTCCTAGGAACCCTGTAAGATTGTGGCAAAATAATGTCTTTTTTAGCCTGTGTAGCTATAAATTTAAGCACGTCTGCACCGGCCCAGCCATAAATAGCTTGATCATCATCACCTGCTAGTATAACATATTTGGAATTTTCCCGCAAAATATCTACCATTTTCCACTGTATTGGAGATAAATCTTGTGCCTCATCAACAAAAACTACATCATATTTTGGACACAATTTAGCCACATTAAATTTTTCAATCATGTCTGTAAAATCATACAGTTTAAAAGAATCTTTATAATTATTTAATTCTCCTTCTAAAATATATAATAAATTTTTTTCTAATTCATAAGAATACATTCCAGTATTGTATTCATCTTCAATAGATATTTCTTTAATCCTGGCTGCATTTATTAGATTAAAATATTCACTATTAGAATCTACAAACCCTGTGTTTTCCTGGCCATTAGAATATACAGTTACTTCAATACCTAGTTTTCTTCCTATATCTTCGTAATGTTCGTCCTGCATAACCTGTGCTTTTTTCATACCCAGTCTATTAAAAGCAAGAGAGTGAAGAGTTTTAAAATATTTTAAGTCTTTCTTTTGTAAATGTTTATATGCATCTAACATTCTATTGGTAGCTTCAGTTGCTGCTTTAGTAGTAAATGCAAAGTACCCAATCTTATCCAGAGGTGTTCCCAACTTATAAAATGTCTTAACATAATTAATAAGTTTAGTTGTTTTCCCTGTTCCCGGAGGCCCGTATATTTTTCTACTAATCACATTATCTCCGTCTTATGTTTTAATTTAGTATGGTATATTGGTACTTCTTCAAAAGATTTTATATTTATTTGTATTACATTCTTAGTAGAAGAATTATATTTACCAGATTCTTTAGATGGAAATCTTTTTTGATCTAAGAACTGTATCTCACATTCTCTATATGTAGTCTCCATTATACGTCCTGTTTTTTCTTCTTTATACTTCCAATCTTTAGCTCTTAATCTATCAAAAAACTTTTCAAATTTAAAAAATGCATAGTCACCTTCTATTAATACTGAACCACTTTTAAACGCTGCATCTGTTGATGCTCTAGGTCCATTTATTTTTGCATGTAATACATCATGTAGTTTTTCTTTAGGAGATGTACCAATAGGTGGTTGCACAGCTTTCTGTGTTTTATATAATTCATCCATTACTGTCTGTTCTTCTTCGCCTTTAATAAGTGGTGGTAAAAATCCTGCAGCTTTTGCTATAGCATTTCTACGTTTACGTTGGTCATTTAAATGTTCAATTGATTTACAGTGCACTGTTGCTGTTGCAATACCATCTGGTTTAGTTACATCAAATTCGTATTCAGGTTCTTCAAAAATTTCTATCTTTCTTAAGTTAGTCAGTATGGGGTAGGATCCCTTTGATCCGGCCAGTACCCCGAATCTTTTCTTAACACAGATACCTTTCTTACAAAAATCAGCTAGAGGACTCTGTGTACAGGTATATCCTTTGTCTGATCTCTTCCAAGATTTTAATTTAGCACTTAGTATCCTATCATCCCAGGCATTTGCATGTCGTTCTTCAAAAAATTTAACTGGAGCATTTTTAACTTTTTGTTCCCAACCATCTGGGTATTTCATTTTAGCAAACACATGATAGTTGTACATAAACCTGTCCTTACCATCAAAGCCATCTCTATTAGAGACCTTAGATATTTCAGCTAAACATGGTGGACCATCTAATAAATCTCCATCAATTCCTTCATAAATTTTTTGGTCTATGTTATCTGTAATTTTTGTTAAGTCTTCTTTAGAAACTAAATTAGCTTCTACTATTTTTAAAAATTGTTCAATGTCAAACGGTGTTCCATCTACGTTTAATGCTCTTCTTTTACCACCGTAATACGGTAAGTTAATAAACTGTCCTGGTTTTAAGTTCCCTGTTTCCTCGTCTGTGGTTAATTCGGTTTGTTTAGGAAAGACTTCACAGTCTGGTTTTAATTTGAATAATGGTAATAGATTACTTAAAAAAGATTTAACTGCTTTTGCATCTGTAAAGTGGTCCATGAATAAACATAAATGTAATCCACCACTTTTAGATTCAACAGGTATTAAAGGTAATTGATAATCTTGTATTACATCTATAAAAAATTTTTTATTAAAGTCATCATAATCTTTAGGGTCAACATCAATAACACCAAATCTTACTTCTTTGTTCTCATTACAAGGTTGAATACCTATTGACAGGGTTCCTTTTATATGAGCCTCGTAAACTTTTTCAGTTAGAGGTTCGTAATTCCATCTGTATACTGGCTTCTTCTTTCCGCTTTCTGGGTCTACAAAGGCCTTCGGATCATCGAAGTCAGCTAGACCATACGCTGCCCTATAGCCATCAAAATATTTTATATATCTTTTATCCATAACTTTATCTTGTGTGGGCCTTCCACTCTCGCTTTCGGCCCACACTGTGCACTCATTCTCTTAGAGAATTAGATAATGCTTTGATCCTTTGGTTTATCTTCGCCGTGTTTCGCTTTGACAGCACCTTTAGAAATGCTTTCAGAAAACGATTTAGCTTGCTGATAAAGTTGTTGATCA